GGCTTACAATCCTAATATTATTGCTCGTAAGCTAGGATTGGCTGATAAAACAGACCATACTACAAACGGTAAAGAGATTAATCAAACGCCAATTTTTAATGTAATAGTTCGTGATACAGGCGTACCTATGGCATCAAGCGAAGATGAATTAAAAGAATGACGGCTCACTTTGAAACTTCAATGGTCTATCAGGCTAATAAAGAATCAAAGGCTGATATTGTCATAAATCAAGGTGGTCAGGATGCAGGAAAGACTTATGCAATAATGCAGCTTCTTTTCGAACATGCCATAAGCCATGACCCTAAGAAAGGGGAAAACATAGACCTTGTGATAACAGTCGTAGGAGCAAGTGTTCCAGACTTAAAAAAAGGTGCTTATTATGTAGCGCAAAGCATATACCAAAACAATACTTGGTTGCACCCTTATGTTGAAAGCTGGCACAATACGGATAGGGTAATTTATTTTAAGAGTGGTTACATAATGCAGTTCTGTTCTTACGAGACAGAGCAATCGGCAAAGCAGGGTAAAAGGCAATTCTTATTCGTAAACGAGGCAAACGGTATATCGTGGGCTATTTTTAGGATGCTTGCATCAAAGACAAGACAGAGGGTATATGTCGATTATAACCCCACATTTGCGTTCTGGGCGCATGAGAATCTAATTGGTACATCACCATCAAGCAATGAGTTATCGGCTACTGTCCAGCTAATAATTAGCGACCATAGGCATAACGGATTTCTTACACCAGAGCAACACGCAAAAACAGAGGGTATCAAAAATAAGGAACTTTGGTGGGTGTATGCTAGAGGGCGCACTGGTAATCTAACAGGTCTTATATTTCCAGAGTGGCGAATGATACCAAACGACCAGTTTCCGCATGATGCGCCTTTTTGCGGTGGTCTTGACTTTGGATATACTAACGATCCAACAGCAGGGGTGAAAAAGGTCAAGATTGGGAATAACATCTACCTTGACGAAATGTGCTATACGACTGGATTAGCACCAATGCAGATAACACAAGTATTCAAGGCAAACGGCTTTACTTCAAACAATATCATATTTTGCGACCACGACCCCGAAATGATACGAGACATACGTTTGTTAGGGATGCAAGCAATACGAGCAGAAAAGGGGCAAGGCTCTGTAAATGCAGGGATAACAAGGTTGAAGCAGTTTAATGTTTACTATACCGAAAGAAGCGTAAATATCCATATGGAAAAGAGCCGATACATGTGGGCAAAAGACCCTGTAACTGGGAAATCGCTAAATACGCCGATAGATGCATTTAATCACATACTTGATGCGGTCAGATACAGCGAAAGTGCTATTGGTCAGTCGTTTTGATTTCCTCTAAAATATAACTATATTGTGGTTAAAACCATTTTAACCATGAAATTATTGAACGTATCGTATAAAGGTCGTAAAATTGTAGTAGACAATAATATAGTAAAGATTGATAAGCAATTACTATCAAAGAAAACAAAAGTAGGGTTAACTGGCGTATACGTAATTGTTAATGAGGTTTTAAAGTCTTGTTATGTTGGGCAGAGTATAAATTTGAACGGTAGGCTAAAGAATCATAAATCATTACTTGTTACTGGAAAGCATTCAGTTTTGGAGTTACAGAAAGATTACACTGCATTTAGTTCTGATTTTGAATTCAAAATACTTTGTCATTCAGAAGATGATACCGATTTACTCCAAAATGAAACAATGTACATTAGCCAGTACAAAAGAAAAGGATACAGAATTTATAATACTATTCATGACACTGAGAATCCAATGGCTCATACTGTTGTGTGCCAAACTAAGCAACATCAGAACGTTTTGTCAAGACTAAACAAGCTATTGCAAAACGGCAAAATAAGTATTGCACAATTAGAGTATAGCATAGATTATGCAGAAAATCAATAACCATCCCGAATTCATAGGACAAAACTAATATTATGCTAGATAGACCAACAAGACCACCTGAAAGACCTAGACAAAGAGTTATTATTGATACTAATAACGATGGATTAATGGGTAAAAAGTATAGTTTACTTGACCACTTCGACCATATCTACAATAAACGAGGTGACTCACAAGTACGTAAAGATTTCTTGATTCATTTGGGAGCGATTGCAATAAGTATCGTTGCGTTTATCGCAAGCATGTTTTCATTATGTCTTAGTATCTTGGCGTACTTATATTAGCCTTTTGTTATGATTTAATCAAAAACTAATATCTTTGCAAAAAACACCGTGAATCTACAACTGCGAAAAGACAAGGTATTTGAGGTAAAGCGTGGGATAGTTCCAACGATTAAATCATTACTTTGGGGTTCTGATGAATTAAACGTGCAACAAGCGTTTGTTCAGAACTTGATGGAAAGCCAAATAAGCCAAAACGCTTTCCAGTTCATGCTAGGGTCGCACACGTTCAATCGCAAGACACTTGACTACCTGATAGAGTACGGCTATGTTCAGAACCCTATTGTTTTCGGCATAATCAACTCAATACTTTTCAAGTCCGAAAACCTAAAATACGTACCCTATCGAAATGGGAAACCGTATAAATCTGGCACGTTTAATTTGGACTCAAAAAAAGGATTGTTCAACATTCTTACTACTGGCACAGTCGTTTTGTGGGATAGAGAAACCGTTGGATTTGGAAAACAATTAGAGATAATTGACACGGCAAACCTTCAAGAAACTTATTTTCGTGGCTTCAAATACAAGTACCTAGAACGTGGCACTTGGTATAACATCCCAGAGGAAGATTTGATTTTTATTTCTTTTCTTGATAATCCTTGCAAGGCAAACGGCTTAACCAATTTTGGGCTTTCTCCTTTGCAGGCTGCGATAATGCCAGTTGAGGCATTGCGTGAAATGTACACGGCTGATACTTCTTTATTAAAAAATAAAGGTGCTGAACTTTTGATTAGTTCGGGTTCGGACATGCCATTGGTTGAGATGGAAAGTTCGACTTTTGATGCTCAATTAAACAAGCGTATAAGGGCTGGTGGTATGGGAATCGGTAAAGTATTAACCACAACCGCAAAAGTAGAAGTACACCAGTTAGGGAGAACAATAAAAGAACTTGCCCTTTGGGACGGCTACAAGGTTAAGACCAGGGATATTTGTGTGGCTCTGAATTATCCTTCTACATTGGCAGGTGATACAGATGCAAGTACACTGGCAAATTACGAGCAATCATTAAAATCAGCTTACACAGGGTGTGTTATTCCTTTGGCTAAGATGGTTTTTGGCAACAAAAAAGTCACTGAAAGGTTAGGTTACGAGGTTTTTATTGACACATCAGATGTTGAATGCTTACAGGAAGATCAAGCAAAGAGGGCTGAAAAGGCTAAGACAAACACCGATGCAATCGTAAATCTCAATACACAGGTAAATTCAGGTAACATAAGTCGTGAAATTGCCGTTACTATTTTGGTAAATGAGTGGTCGTTTGACGAAGAGGAAGCGAACGCTGCCATTATCAATAAAGAAACGCAATCAATATCAACTTCTGACAAGGTAAATGTTCTTTCGCCAATCGTTGCGACTAAGGTACTTGAATCAATGACTACTGATGAACGTAGGGATTTAGTAGGTTTAGGGCATATCGAAGGTGGAGAAACGATACCGCAACCAAAACCTTCATTTTAGCGTAACCGTTTAATTTCAAATATATGACTATTTTCGTATCAAACATTTCATTCAAAGTTTCGGATTCGGAACTTAAAAAAGCATTCGAAGATTTTGGAGTAGTCAATTCGTGCAAGATCGTTTACGACAAAGACACGAAGAAGTCAAAAGGTTACGGATTTGTTGAGATGGAAGAGAACGAAGCATTGAAAGCAATCAAAGGATTGAACGGTGTTTCGTTTATTGGGCATGAATTGGCAGTAAAAGTATCAGAGCCTAAGAATTAGATTTTTTGTAATTAATCGCAAAAAGTCTATATTTGTTTCAAATAAACTTTGTAGGATAGAAACCTACCAGTTTGGAAATGGGAAATTGCGTAAAGAAGTGCCTTGATGGTGCTGAAAAATGCCTAGATAAAATCACGTCATCGAACGTTGACAAAGAAGCCTTGGTAGAATCTATCAAGGCTAAACGTGTTTCTGTGAATTCTAAACTCGTAACTAAATGAGGATAGCAATTCCACAATTCAAAACACAAGCGGAGACGTTCGATTACTTACGTGCGAACAAAAAGAAACTACTTGCTGAAAAGTGTCTAAAACCTATCAAGCACGATTCTAATTATGGAGTTCACAAGGTTGCTGTTTCAAAATCACACGCTCAAAAAGCAGCAGCACCACTTCCAGTAGTCGAGATTGAGGATGGAAGTATTGAGGTTTCAATAATCGGGAACACTTACAACTTTTGCGATTCTCAAATGGACGTTCTATTTGCAGGGTGTGCCACAAAGACCATCAAAGAAAATGGTGTCAAAGGAAAGGATTTAATCTATCACCTAAAAGACCATGACACTTGTACAGATGATAGGATAGGTTACTTACAAGACATTTACGAAAAGGATTTCGCTTTAACCGATTTAGGATTGAACATGGTAGGTAATACTACGTGTTTGGTTTTTGATTCGCTTGTTAAAGAGGCGTTGGCAGGAAAGCTTTATATCCAGTACGTTGACAAGAAAGTAAAACAGCATTCAATCGGCTTGCAGTACGTGAAAATATTCATGTGCATAAACGACCCTAACGACTCAGAACATTTTACAAACTGGAACAAATACTTTCAGTTCGTTATCAACAAAGAAGTAATTACCTCAGTCGGCTACTTTTGGGCGGTCACTGAAATAAAATTATACGAGGTTTCGGCAGTGCTTTGGGGTGCGAATGAGATTACGCCAACATTGGAAGAAACAGAAAAAGAGATTGAGCCGATTAACGTCACTCAAAAGCAAGAGCCGCTTTATAGCACTCAGGACACAATCAATTTTATCAAGTCAAGAAAGTTTTTCAACAATTAAAACGTAAGGAAATGTTAGAACAAGTAGAAAAAGAAGCGTTAATAACCGAGATTGGCTCAGGTGCAGCCAAGAAGGTTGAGGCGATAATTAATTCGCATAACGAAAAAATGGCTTCGATTATCGAAGAGGCTAAGAAAAATAAAGGCGTTTCAGAGGAAGACTTGAAATTAATCAAGGAATCTCAGGCTGAGGTTGCTGAAAAAATGGAGAAGGTTGCAAAGGCTCAAGGAAAAGCACTTGCAGACTTACAATCGGCTATAAATGTGGCTGGTGCTGTAAAAGGCGAATCAATTGCCGAATTGCTTTCTAAGCAAAATGAGCAATTAAAAGAAGTATATCGCAAAGGACAAGGAACTGTTCAGTTTGAGATTTTCCAAAACTCAAAAGGCGAAACGTTCATGCGACCTCACGATGCTGCAAAAGCTGCTTACTCGCACGGTACGATTGATGACATTGACAACGGAGCGAACGTTGCATCTATTGCACAAGCTTTAGATGCTGCTAGTATATTGCGCATGGGTGCTGATGCTGAAATAATTACTCAGTATCGCAATACTCCGTACATCTTTGACCTTTGTAACACGATCACAACTAGCAACAAGTTTGCTATTTGGATGAATGAGCTGGACAAAGAAGGCGCAAGTGCAGAAGTTGCAGAAGGCGCTACCAAGCCATTGAGCCAATACTTCTACCAATTGAAATCAGATACCTACAAAAAAGAAGCAACTTTGCTTACTTTCACCGAGGAGTTTGATATGGACTTCACAAGATTACAACAACAAGCGGTTGTGTCTGCAAAAACAGACTTAACAAACCGTATCAACTCTGCAATTCAAACTCGTTTGTTTGCAGCAGCAACGGCTTACAATACAGGGGCAACTTTCGCACCGCTTATTTTGGATGCAACCCCAAATGATTTCGATGCGATTGCTGCAATGGCAGCACAAGCAGATTCGACTACATTTGGTTCGGCTCGTTCAAATGCTGCTTTGATGTCTGCATACAAGAAATATGCAATGGGATTAATCAAAGACACGCAAAAGAACTACCTGAACGCCCCAAGCGTGATTAACTCACTTGCGATGGTTGGTAATGCTGGAGTTGGTGCTGATGATGTGATTGTTGGAGACTTTAAACAATACAACATCTTGCTTCGTGGCGGCTTGATTATGAAGGTAGGTTACAACGGTACTAACTTTGCTGAGAACAAATTCTCGGTTGTGTTGGAGCAATACTACTTTGACTATATCTCTAGCATTCGTGCTAAAGCATTGGTGAAAGGAACTACGTTTGCAACTGTAAAAGCTGCTATTACTACTGCTTAATGGCAAAGGCAAAAAATACTAATGGCTCTCCTGAAAATACGGAGAGCCAATTAGTGCCTAGCTTAGAACAGGTAGAAGAAAAGGAAGTCATTCATGAAGTAGAGGTAAACTTTACGACAGAAAATAAGCCTTTTGTTAACCCTAACGATGTCGAGTTTTTGGTAGAATACAGCAAGGATTTCAAAGGTAAAAAGATAGTACCAGAAGGGGTTACGATTGTATCAAAAGAAACGGCTGAGTTATTCGAGTCTAGGGGCATGGGAATCAAAGTCAAATAACCATTAAAACGTAAAGTAAAAATGAAAAATCTATTATCAATTCTGTTTATATTTTGCTTGTCTTTCACTTTGAAAGCACAAGTAGCGATGACAATCGCAGGAAGTCCAGTAACGAACACTGGAACAGGTACGGCAACGGCAACTATTACTAACACGTATGAGACTGCTGCAATTCAAGCCGTGTTTACTAAAACGTCTGGTACGTTGGCA